GGTTATTCGGCATCTCGATGTTTATTTAGTTTTTTGTTCTATAGGTGAATGATGCTAGTAAGCAAATCCGAGTTAAGAAACCTAACAGGCAATGCAGTTCCGACCATTACTAAGCGACTCGAAAAGTTAAAATATAAAAAGGGGCCGCGTAATGCACAGCTATACGAATCAAAAGCCGCCCTGCCAATACTTTATTCGTCAAGTTCAGGCAGTTCATACGAACAGGAACGAACCAGGCTGACTAAGGCACAGGCAGATTTAACTGAATTAAATGTTTCTGAAAAAAACGGGACATTACTGGATTCTGATGTTGTCCATGAAATGCTAATGGGGAAGGTTATGGCAGCAAGGTCTGGCCTTTTGTCTTTGCCCTCAAGAATTGCGCCGATAGTAATGTCGGCCAAAACAATGCGAGAGGTAGAGGATTTTGCCCGTGAAATTGTATATCAGGTGTTGAATAATTTAGCCGATGGAATTACAGAAGATAATATCGAAAACACAGGAGGCGTACAAGCCTCCGCCAAGACTGACAGTAAGCGAATGGGCGCAGCAGTTTAGATACTTAAGCCCCGAAGCATCTGCGGAGCCAGGTAAATGGAATAATGCTCGTGCGCCTCATCTGGTTATGCCCATGAATGCGCTTAGTCCTCATGATCCATGCCAGGAGGTAATTTGTAAATTTTCGTCTCAGACTGGCAAGACAGAAATTATTTTGAATTTCCTCGGGTATATTATCGATCAGGATCCAGGACCGACATTAGCCATTCAGCCGAATACCAAGCCGATGGGTGAGGCGTTTAGCAAAGATCGAATTGCACCGATGTTGCGCGATACGCCTGTGATTACCGACAAAGTTTCTGCAGCAAAGGGTAGAGATAGTGCCAACACTATAGGGCACAAAAGCTTTGCTGGTGGCCATCTTACTATTGGTGGTGCAAATAGCCCTGCGGGTTTGGCATCAAGGCCGATTAGGTATTTGGCATTTGATGAAATTGATCGGTATGACGTGACAAAAGAGGGGGATGCAATTGCACTTGCTCAGAAGCGCGACAAGACTTTTCATAATCGCAAGCGCTTAAAAACAAGCAGCCCGACTTATTCTGGAGTTGGCATTGATGCGGAGTATCAATCAGCCGATCAGCAATTCGAATGGCATTTGATTTGCCCTGATTGTGGCGATTCTCAGATGCCAGCGTTGCGGCATTTTGTCTGGGAAAAGGACTGGCCTGAAACTGCAGTTTATACCTGTGAGCATTGTGGTACGGCGCACGACTTTAAGCAGGAGTCAAGAATTAAAGCGTCTGGGCTGTGGGTAGAAACAAAAAATACAGGATGGCTTAGAAAGGCGTTCTGGATGAACCAGTGGGCATCGCCGTTTGCAAATTGGGGCGAAACTATACTCGAATTTCTTGCTGCGAAAGACGACCCTACAAAATTACAAACGGTTGTGAACACTGCCTTCGCTGAGACCTGGAGCGAATCAGGGGAAGGCATTGCTGCAGATGATTTATTCGATAGGAGGGAAGAGTACAAAGAATTGCCTGGTAGTGTTCTTGTGCTGGTTGCAGGTATTGATGTTCAGGACGATAGGCTGGAAGCTGAAATAATTGGCTACGGCGAAGGCGAGGAATCCTGGGGGATAGCGTACAAAACAATATGGGGTGATCCAGGGCTTTCTGAAACGTGGGAAAGGCTCGACGCTTTACTGTTAGCGAAGTATAAACATGAACAGGGGCACTCGCTTTCGATTGCTGCTACTGGAATAGACTCAGGTGGTCATTTTACTAAAGAAGTCTATGACTTCTGCAAAACCCGCTTTCATCGGCGGGTTTTTTGTTTGAAAGGAGTATCAGGATGGGGCAGGCCGATTGTCTCAGCCCCGTCTGAGAAAAAATACGGAAGGAATCCGCGGCCAGTCAAGTTGTTTCTGGTTGGTGTCGATGAAGCAAAGCGAGTAGTTCATGGCCGGTTAAAGATTGAACAACCAGGGCCAGGGTATTGCCATTTTCCTCAAACTTACACGGAAGAGTATTTTAGCATGCTGGGGGCTGAGGAAATTCGCATCAAGTATGTGAAGGGCGTGCAGCGACCATACTGGCACCAGACGCGCGCACGAAATGAATCTTTGGACATACGAGCTTATGGGTTAGCTGTTTTGAATTTGCTGGATCCTGCATGGGAGTTGTTGAAGCTAAAAACAGTGCAACCTGAAGAAACGGAGAAAGAAATTGAAAAGACAGAAAAGCCCGTTATTCGCAGGGTCAAAGCTAAAGCTAAGAAGCGCGGCGGTTATGTGCAACGGTGGCGTTAAGTGGCTGTAACAATACCCTCTGTTGTCCCTGAATCATTTGTTTTAGGTGATACATTAAAATTTAAGCAATATTTTTCTGAATATCCGCCTGCAGATAGCTGGGTTTTATCGTATGCATTGGTAAAAGACGGCAACAGAATCACATTTTCATCAACAGATAATGGTGATGGCTATCACCTGGTTAATGTTGATGAGACGGCAACTGCAGGTTATACGGTTGGCGTTTATCGTTATCAGGCTCGTGTATCGAACGGTACAGATGTTTTTACTGTTGATACAGGCACCATTGAGTTAAAGACCGATTTTGCTATTGCATCCGTTGGCTATGATGACAGATCGCATGCCAAGAAAACTTTAGATGCGCTGGAAGCAACAATACTTGGAAAGGCGAGCAAAGATCAGCTTTCTTATTCTATTGCTAACAGATCAATTTCTTTGATGTCACCCGACGAGTTGATCCGGTGGCGAAATGAATACAGGGCAGAATACCGCATAGAGCTACAGGCAGAAGATGCAACAAGCGGGAAAGCAACCGGCAACAAAATATTGAGCAGATTCTGATGGATAAAACAGAACTGCTAGAAAAATTGACCGAGGCCGGAATCATGAGTACAGCTGATGCTGTTCGCGCATATAACCGACCAGCCAGGAAAAGCAGGGCTTATACTGCAGCGCAAATAACACGCTTAACGGACTCATGGACAGTGTCTCCGAAGCCTGCTGATGTCGATATTAAAGCAGGCCTAAAGATCCTTGTTGCCAGGGCGCGTGAGCAAGCGCAAAACAATGATTATGTTCGTCGGTTTTTATCGCTGTGCAAGACCAACGTCGTCGGTCAGCAAGGCATTGTTATGCGGCCGCGCTCAAAAGATACAGACGGAACGCTAGATAAAGCTGCAAATACAGCAATAAATAAAGCCTGGTTGAAATGGGCGCGTTATGGAACGCCAGAAGTGACCGGGACGCAGTCATTAAAGATGATTGAACGCCAGTTTATTTCTACAGTTATGCAAGACGGTGAGGTGTTAATGCTTCGCCATTATGGCTGGGAAGGGAACGAATCACGCTATGCCGTACAGTTTCTTGACGCGCAGGCTATGCCGGTTGATTACGAGAGAAAGCTAAGTAATGGAAATGTAATCAAGATGGGTGTTGAGTTTGATCGATGGAGAAAGCCGGTTGCCTATCATTTATTGACAGATATTTTATCAGACTATTATATTTACCAGGGGAACAAATATCAGAGAGTCCCTGCAGAGATGGTCTTTCATCGGTTCCTGCCCGATTTTATCTGGCAGTCTCGGGGGGTGCCCGCAATCACATCCGCATTGATGCGAATGAACATGTTGAATGGTTATGAAGAGGCCGAACTTGTTGCGGCTCGCGTTGCCAGTTCCAAGATGGGGTTTTTCACCGATTCAGAATCCGGCGGCCAGTATGTTGGTGATGGTGAAAAGGATACTGAAGGGAATTATATTTCTGATGCAGATCCAGGCACTTTTGAGCGACTGCCGAATGGCGTTTCATTCCAGTCATGGGAACCGAATCACCCAACACAAGCGTATAAGGATTTTGTTAAAACTACGCTGCGCGGTATTGCTGCCGGTTTGGGCGTTAATTACAACTCGTTGAGTAATGACCTGGAAGGGGTGAATTATAACTCACTCAGACAAGGTGCCATTGATGAACGAGCAATCTGGATGCAATTACAGGACTGGATGATTGAATCGTTTATGACTCCGATTTATGAGGACTGGTTGAAGTCGTCCTTGTTTGCTGGGGTAATAAAAATTAATGATCGGGCAACTTTATCGCCAGAGCGGTTTGATAAGTATGCAGACATTGAGTGGCAACCGCGAAGATGGCCGTGGGTGGATCCAGCGAAGGAGAGTAAGGCGAATACCGACTCTATTAATTATAGGTTTAAGTCTCTCTCAGACGTTATCCGTGAACAGGGCAGGGATCCAGAGTCGGTGTGGGCTGAGTTAGCAGATGATATGGAGAAGTTAAAAGGCCTTGGCATACCCATTATCACGTCAGACACAACGCCGAGCGAATTTGCAGATGAGGAGACGATAGATGCCAAAGACGATTAAAACAGGAATTTTATATCGCGGAATTGAATTGACACGCGAACACATTGATGAAGACAGCCGAGTTATTAAGGTCTCGTTTTCATCAGAAGAGCCGGTTGATCGCTGGTTCGGTAAAGAAATACTAGACCACAACGCTGATTCTGTTCGCATGGATCGAATGAGAAACGGCGCTGCGGTTTTAGTTGACCACGACACAAGTGATCATGTCGGGGTAGTGGAAGACGTATCTATTGACGCAGATCGCCGGGGGCGTGCTGTGCTTCGATTAGGAAAGTCGAAGCGTGCGAAAGAGATATTTAAGGATGTACTGGACGGCATTCGTCGTCATATCTCAGTCGGATACAGAGTTTATCGTATGGTTCTTGAAGAAGAATCAGAAGCGGGAGACAAGTATCGAGTAAACGATTGGGAGCCTTATGAGATCAGCTTTGTTTCAGTACCAGCCGACGCGACCGTTGGTGTTGGTAGAGGCTCAGGTGATAATTTTGAAACGGTCATAATTGAGGAAAGAAAAATGTCCGAAAAATCTAAAGATGTAAAACCAGCTGATCCTGTAGTAACCCCGGCCATCGATATTGATGCCGAGCGCGAACAGGCTCGCAGCGCTGAAAAAGAGCGCATTCGTACCATCACCGCCATCGGCGATAAGTTTGAAAACAAAGATCTTGCTCGGGAGTTTGTTGACTCTGGCAAGAGCGCTGATGACTTCAACCGGGCGATGCTGGATTCACTTGGCAAGCCTGTTGTGACTGATGTGCCTGATGGGGATATTGGCCTTAACGAGAAAGAAACTCGTGCATTCAGCTTTATCCGCGCAATTAACGCAATGGCAAACCCGAATGATCGCCGCGCCCAGGAAGCCGCAGCATTTGAACGTGAATGTTCTGACGCCGCTGCAAAGCGTACCGGCAAGACTCCACAGGGTTATATGATCCCTGCTGATGTCATTAAGCGTGATTTGAATGTGGGTACGGCCACTGCTGGTGGTCATACTGTTGCAACTGATCTGCTGTCTGGTTCATTCATTGACGTTCTGCGGAATCGCCTGGCTGTTGAACAGCTTGGCGCAACCATGTTGACCGACCTTAATGGTGATATTGCCATTCCGCGTCAGACTTCAGGCGCTACCGCTTACTGGGTGGCTGAATCTGGTGCGCCTACTGAAAGTCAGGCTGCATTCGATCAGGTCACTTTGTCACCAAAGACTGTCGGTGCATTTTCTGATTACAGTCGCAAGCTGTTGATCCAGTCTTCTATCGCCATTGAAGCATTCATACGCAATGACCTGGCCCGAGTTATGGGTCTGGAAATTGATCGCGTAACAATGTACGGCTCTGGTGCATCAAACCAGCCAACTGGCATCGCTAATACAAGTGGTCTTGGCGCACCAACGGCATGGGCTGCAGCTGTTCCGACATTTGCAGAGGTGGTTGCAATGGAAAGCAATGTTGCGAGCAATAACGCTGATATCGGTACTCTCGGGTATTTGATAGAGGCGGCTATGCGTGGATCACTGAAGACCACTGAAAAAGCGTCTGGAACTGCACAGTTCATCTGGGAAACCGGTAACACTGTGAACGGTTACAAGACTGCAGTCAGTAACCAGGCAGTTTCTGGTGATATGTTCTTCGGAAATTGGGCTGATGTGATGATTGCGTTTTGGAGTGGCTTAGATTTAATGGTCGATCCATATACCGGCAGCACTAGCGGGACTATCCGTGTTGTGGCCTTGCAGGATTGTGACATCGCCTTGCGCCATCCTGAAAGTATGGCTTTAGGTAATGATACGCCTTAATAGGCAATAAACAGAAAGAGGCTCTTCGGAGCCTCTTTTTTTACTGAGGTAAGAATTATGTCTAAAACTGTAATAGCAATATGCGGAGTTTATGCATCTGGTAAAAAGCTCAGCCAGGAAGATCCGAGTGTTATCAGTGATGGTGATTATCAATTACTTTCTGCAATGAAAAAAGTGAAACTTGTCGAGCAGGCAAAGAAAGAGGCAAAAGCCTCAAAGAAATCAACAAAAGAGGGAAAGAAAGATGTTTAATGCACACGGCAACAATGCCATATCCGAAGTTATCCCTGCACAAGCTGCTACTGCAACTGTAACCGGGGCGTCTGTTGATATTAAAGACTATCACGGCAAGGCAAAGTTTATCTTGCTAACGTCTATCGGCGGCGGCACTACTCCGACTTTGGATGTCAAATTACAGGAATCATCCACTGGATCTGGCAGCTGGACTGATATTTCTGGCGCGACGTTTACACAGGTTACAGATTCAGCGAATGCAACGGAGGCGATCGGGTTAGTAGTTGATGACGTTAAACAGTTCATTCGTGCTGTTGGCACAATCACTGGCACATCACCTACTTTTTCATTCGGTGTTGTGATGGTCGGCGCTAAAACTCCAGTCTCTACTTAAAAAATGGCAATGATTGAAACGCTGTCTGCGTTTTTTGACACAGCGGATTTTGCCGTCGCAGCGACTTATAACACAGCAACTGTGAACGGCATTTTCTCCCATGAGTACGTTGATATTGAGGGTGTAGAAGGAGAAAGGCCAACATTTACCTGTGTTGAGTCAGACGTCTCCGGCATTGCTCACGGCGACGCACTAACCGTTAATGCAACGGTTTATACGATAGCAGGTGTGCAGCCTGATGGCACAGGCATTGTATTACTTGTGTTGAGTGAATAAATGGCACACGCAAGGCAACAAATCCGCGAGGCCATCGCAGCAGTAATAACTGGGCTGACCACAACCGGAACAAATGTTTATCAGTCTCGTGTTTATCCATTAGAAACTGCTAAATTGCCAAGTCTTATTGTTTACACGACTGAGGAAGAAATAGAAGAATACAACGGCACTCGCACAATAAGAAATCTATCGGTTGTCATTGAAGGTTATGCAAAAGCAACTAGCAATGTTGACGACACCCTGGACACAATAGCTGAAGAGGTTGAAACAGCTATTTTTGCTGATGCGAAGATCGGCGGGCGTTGTAAGTTCGGTATGTTGCAGACAACAGAGATTACATTGACCGGTGAGCAAGAAAAGCCGCTCGGAAAAATTGAAATGACGTTTGTTTTTATTTATCACGTTGATGGCGCAAGCCCAGGAACATTATTATGATCAAGATGTATAGTCCAACTGGTAATGCAGAGATATTCGTTCATCCTGCGAGGGTGGAAAGAATGGAATCAATAGGCTGGACTCAGAAAAAGCCTTCTAAACCGAAAAAGGAAAAGCAGGAAGAATCTCCTGCTGAATAATTTATTAACATAGGCTGCTCACGCAGTCTTTCTTTCGCCGGTTATATTAATCATCTTACTCATTTGCGCCTCGCGTGAATTTGTAAATATATTTAACCATCGTTTAATGAAGCTCTACCATTAAACGCTTGTTTAATCAATGTAGAGTCGTGAGGGTAATGCCATCGCTATAACAGCAGGAAATGACGGAAAAGTTTTTATAGGAGCTAATCAAGTCGCAGAGATTAATGACTTTAGCTTGAATGAAACCATAGACACCATTGAAGGATCTGCAATGGGTGCAACCAGTAAGAAATATGTTTCTGGTTTGCAAGACTGGGATGCATCTTTAAATTGCTGGTGGGATGAAACGGATACTACCGGGCAAGAAGCAATGACGCTTGGAGCGACGGTTACTCTCAATCTTTATCCAGAGGGGAATGTCACTGGTGACACCTACGCCACGATGTCTGGGCGCATTGAGTCTGTTAGTGTTTCGAGTGCAAAAGATGGAATTGTGACTCGGGCATTTACGATTAAACCGGCGGATGAAGCTGGCGTTACCTGGGGCACAGTTGCATGAGTGACATTCTGGATAAGGCAACGAGTCATTTTCAGAAGATCAAAGCGAGCAACGAGGTTGTAATAGAAGTTCCTGAATGGGACGCCACTTTAATTGCCAGGCGCGGGTCTGCTGCTCAGAAAGAGAAGTTCTTCCTTCATTTTGCAAAAGGTGAGCACTTAACTGCATATATTTGGCTCATTATTAAACGGTGTTTAACGCAGGACGGGAAAAGGGCCTTTAAATCTGAACAACAGGCATTTAAGCGGCTGTCAGAGGATGTTGATCCTGATGTACTTGTCCGTATTGGTGAAGAAATTTGCTCGTTTGATGTTGATGAAGATATCACTATTGAGGCTGCTGAAAAAAACTAATTAGCGATCCAGAATTGATGACGCTGATGAATATAGCGAATCACCTGAAAAAGCCAATCACTGAAATTCGTAATATTCCACGCTGGGAAATACCATACTGGATCGCATATATGAAGATGAGCAATGGCAACTAAATATAAGGTAGAGATAACCGGCAAGGACAAAAGCAGGGCGGCTTTTGCTTCTTTGCGTAGAAGCACCGGGAATGCCGAGAAGTCTGTCAGATCGATGCAGGCATCTATTGGTGTTTTGCTTGGTGGTGCAGGCCTTGTTGCACTCGGCAAGCGTGCGATCGAGTCGGCTGACAAAATACAAAAATTATCGATTAAGCTCGGCGCATCAACCGAAGCGTTGTCGCAGTTTAAGCATGTCGCGAATTTATCAGGAATAGAGTTTAGTGCCTTGACGAAAAGCCTGCAAAAAATGCAGGAAAATGTATCAGACGCAGCGAGAGGCACTGGCGAAGCAGAGATATCTTTAAGACAGCTTGGGCTGGCTGCAAAAGTTCTTAAAGATCTCGCACCAGAAGACCAGTACAAGGTCATTGCAGAAGCGATGTCTGGTCTCAAGAATGCAACAGAAAAAACGAGCATTGCCACTAATATTTTCGGTGGTCGTGGTGCCGTTTTGCTGCAAACCATGACCGATGGGGCTGCAGGCATAAATAATATGATGCAGGAGGCTGATCAGCTCGGCCTTACGCTGTCTGGCCCTGCAGCTGATGCAGCTGCCAGAGCGAATGACGAGCTAACACGCATGGGCGCGAGTGTTAGTTCTTTGGCTACGATATTTGTGACAGAATTAGGCCCGGCTGTTGGTGATGCTATTCAATGGTTGAATGAGAGCATTCCCAATGCGATCAATGCGACCAAAACAGCAGTAGATATTTTAATTGCCGGATTTGCACGAATCAGGATCGGCATTGCAGGACTTACTGGAGATCAAGAGGCTATCAGGATCTGGTCGAGTATTTATGATCAGGCCATCGATTCAGCTGTTGAACGCACGACACAAGTAATCACAATCAGCAATAAGGCATCAGAAGCCAATCAGAAATTTGCCGAGACATATAAAAAAGTCACTGCAGGCGTTAAAAAATATTCTGCCGCACAGAGCAAGGCAGGGAAGTCTACCAAGGTTGCAAAAACAGCCATGGAGAAGTACAAGGATTCGTTGCTTGCTGCGCAGTCTGAACTCGACATTTTTGTAGATAAACAGGCGTTATTAGATGACCTGTTTATTGAGGGCCGGATAAGCGCGGAATTGTATGAAAAGGAGCTTGGTCTTGTTGCCGACAAGACTGATGAATTAGCCGAGACAACAAAATCCGCAGCATCAGAAATGGATGAGACCTGGTCAAGAATGACTGAGAATATGCAGCGTGCGTTCGGTGATTTAATTTACGATAATATGCAGGCTGCACTCACAGCCGGCGAATTTTCATTCAAGAAGTTTACCGAGACTATACGCGATTTATTCCTGCGAATGATCGCTGACATGGTTGCTGCATGGGCGGTGTCGAAAATAGCCGGGTTCTTTGGACTTGGATCAGGTGGAGGAGGGTTTTCTTTTGGCGGTGGCGGATCAGCAGGCAGCGCGGCAGG